TCTTGTCTTGCATCAATAATCTGCTCCTTCTCCATTTGCTTGGCTACCTCCTCTCTTTCACATAAACAATCAATTAGGTTAGCATTTTTCTCATCACCTGCTTTTCTCATAACTTCGGATAAAGCTCTAAATTCTTGAAATAATAGTGTTACCGCAGTTTGTTTCTTTTCCATAGTTATTTAGTTTTTAGTTATGTCAGTCCATTCCCATCCTAAGAACATCTTCATCATTGCACGATGAAAGAAGTTAGGTTTTTTTGTAAAAGAGATACACACTCCACCATAACCTCCACCATAACCTCCTATGCAATACTTACCTACATATGGAGGATTTAATAGTGCCTTAACTGATGCTAATTGTTTTGTATTTTCCATAGTTATAAATTTTTAGTTTTTCCGTAAGTTTCGTTGTAGTATTGTTCGGCATTTGTAGACTCACCATATATGCTATGACCTTCAATGTAAGAATCAAGTATCTGCTCCTTCTCCATTTGCTTGGCTTTTTTAATAGCACTAATTAAACCTCTCTCAGATAATCCAAGATTGATTTGCCATTCCAACCATTCAACTGCAGTTTGTTTCTTTTCCATATTTATTTAGTTTTTAGGTTTTCTAACAATTCAGAAAATAAATCTGCAACATCTTGTCTACCTTGAAAAGTAGCGTCTATTAAATCTGCTAATTCTTCCTTACTATACATTTGTTTGGCTTGCCATTCAGCACCTTTTCTAGCACCGTCTTCCCATATCTCTTGGGTTCTACCTTCATCGTAGCCTTCTCTTTCTAAAAATTCTTCAAATGTTTCTTTTTCCATAGCTTTTAATCTTGGTTTAATTGTTTCATAAAACGTAACACCTCTTCATAGGGTGTGAAGATGAAGAATAGCTCTCCACTTTTTAGATAGACAACACACATATCAGGGTTAATAATGTCAGCCTCATCTGCATTTTGCCTAACTGCTACTATCTCATCGTACTTTATACATACATCAGCAAGGCTTTTATCTTGCTGCTCCATAAAGTCATACTCCTTATCATGAAGGAGTTCTGTCTTAGTGATTAGTAATTTACTCATAGTTTTTAGTTTTAATTATTAATGATCATATGGATGCGCCATTACTCTTTCCACTTAATATCTGTGAGGTCAACTGAACCATAAGCATCAGTAAGATTTCTTACATAACCATTGATATTTATAGTAGGAGGTTCCTCTTCAAAGTCAATGTCAATGGTTCCATAACCACCATCATTGTTATACCAGTCATACTGATAATGCTCCTCAAGTATATGATAAGCTAGGTCTTGCATATCCCCCTCATACATATCAGTAAGAACAGCTGTATCTAAATTTTCTCCATAAAAGTCTACATCTTCCACCTGGCCAGAGTCTCCTCCGCCATCATATCTAATTTCTACATGTGTTACACCAGCATCTTTCAATGCTGCAAATAAGGTTGCTGTCTTTAAGCTTGCCATATTACTTTTGTTTATAAAACCTACCTAAGATATTAGCGTTTAACCAGATGTCTTTCTCTAGTACCTCACACATAAATTGGTATTTAACTTCTTGATAAGAGAGCTCTGTCTTAGAGTAGCATATCTTTAGGATAGTCCTTTTGATTTGTACTCCTGCCTTATGAGCTGCCTTAAGTTTTTCATTACTACTATAGTAATTTTGATATACAATTTTTCTTACACGCTTGTAGGACTTCAGGCGTTTGTCAGTGGGCATAGCCTTCTTAGAAAGCTTAGTCTTAACATCTGCAAAGAAGTTCTTCTTGCCAATGTAGGACTTGCGTTCACCATCTAGTATAACATCCATCTGGTATACAAATCCTACAGCACCATCAGGAATCATGTCCTCGGTAAATTCTTTTAATCTATAAACCCACATGCTTTCTAGCTATCTGCATTAGTAAATCATTTATATGACGGTGAGTCTCATCAGCATCATAACCTTTAATAATATCAAGCATTTTAACTATTACCTTATCTGCTTGATCTGGTAAACAAAGCGGACTAATCTGATCAAGTAACTTCTCGTAATCATTATTATAATATGCAGGTATAGTTTCAGGTAACGAATCATGCATAATTCCATATGTTGAATTCTGTAAAATTCTATGTGCTAATTTTAAATTCTCTTCTTCCATAATTTTATTTTTTTAATGCTTCTTTTAATAAGGGATGTAACACTTTTCTAGTCTCGGGTATACCGTAGTCCCTAACAGAATCAGATAGATCCTTAGACATTGGTATGATAACACCTGGCAAATCATATAGCTCTTCATACTTCTGTGCAGCCTTAATGCCAGCTTCATCATTATCAAAGAGAGTACATATAGCTTTATACTTCAGCTTGTACATTGACATAGCTCCATTAGGTATCACAGTATTCTCACTGTCTGGGGCAACAACTTCTGTGTTGTAACCAAAATTAGTAAGGCACATAGAATCCTTTAGAGAACTACATATAACAAGGTTAGGTTGATTAAACTTAAGCTGATCAGTACCTTGAATATAATTCTTTACCTTAAGAAATTTATGGTCTGTAACATAAGGCTGATATATTTTATATATGGTGCCATCAATTCTAGTATATGCATACAGGTGAGGTCCATTAATAATTAATCTATCAGTATCATCTTCTTTGGTCATAGTATAACTCTCCAAAGGAATTACATTAAAGTTTTCTAGTATAGCAGAACTGATTGCATACTTAGTCCAAAAAGTTCCATCTTGTTTTGTCCACTCTCTTTTCTTGTGATACTTTACTTGATACTTAGCTTGCTTCTTAAAGTTACGTATGTCATCATCCTTTTTACCAGACATCATATACTCATTGTAATCAGTAATAATTTTTGCTGCAGCTCGACTTGCATCTATATTAAATAGATCTTTGACAAACTGCAGTGAATTACCACCTTTGCCGGTTGAAAAATCCTTGTAGAAATAAACATCACCCTTCATATATATACAAAAGCTTGGTGTTTTTTCATCAGGTTTGAATACAGATTTAATCTTAATATCCTGACCTATAAGTCTTTCTGTTAAACAGCAATAATATTCAAAGACCCAGTAAGATGGTACTTTACAGGGATCATCTAACAAAGATTTTGTACTTATCATAATTTATAGGGTAAAAGAAAGGGGAGTGAAAATACTCCCCTTCCGATTAACAACCAAATAATTTACAACTCAAAATCGTTACTCACTGATGATGAGGTTGTTACAGGACCATCTCCAAAGGATGTAACTGTATCTGACTTACTTTTCTTAATGTGAAGAGCAGAATCAAATTTCATAAGCTTACTATTCTCAGGTGCTACATCAGCTGACTCGTAACCATATTGACCACGAGCTGGCTTTACTACATATAAATCAAAGTTAGTATAGCCCTGTTTGTTTTGATACTCTTTACCACCAATACAGAAGTTAACAAACTTATCTGTACAAGGAAGATCAGAATCAAATTGATTAACAAAAGATTCTATAGTATCATGCTGATTATCTTGCTTCTCAAACCAATCAGTGCATCCAGTTACTTTGCACAGGTTCTGAAGAGCGCGCAATATTTCATAGTCACGGTTAACTTTAATACCACTTTTAGTAGTACCATCTTGGTAAGCATACTCACTAAGACGCACTCTACCTACTTGACCTTTGTGACGACCCAGAGACTCATCATCCTTATTGATAAAGAATCCCTCAAAGTCTGATCCTAGATCATTACCTTCAAGGCTCAACATTACATTAAAAGCTTTAGGATCAAAGCGAGTTGGTTCAAGCTTCAAACCAAGAATTTTACAGGCATTGTTACCTGGTTGCAATGTCTTTGGTGTTGACGAGGATTGTTCTCCTCCGATGTTTTTTGTGCTAATCATTTTTTCTAGTTTAATCAATGTAAATTTTATCCCAGTTTGTAGTAATATTACCCTCGCTATCTATTTCAGATAGAATAATTTCTTGGTTACTCAAGTGCCTAGGTCTTGCACCACATGCAATCTCATCACTAGTCTTAAAGCTCAAGATATTCTTCTTACCTTTTCTGTAAAGATATCCAATAGAATCAGAATTAGATGCTGTAATTCTTTTTAGTTTACCTGTTAGATCTAAATCTAATGAGTTAAACTCAGCACCATCTTTCTCCAACATTGTATCTTTCACGTGTCCTACTAGAATAATTCTAGGTGCCCATGTTTGAATATAGGCTACAGCTTTCGTAAAAGCTTCTCTAAGATACTGGTAACCAGCACCGTTAGGTAGTCCTATAATGGTTCCGTACTTAAGCTTACCATCAGTAGGCCAGTTCTTACCCATAGGAGTTTTCATATACAATTGTTCAGCATACGGAATACACATCTCTTCTAATGCAGTGATTGTGTCTACAGCAATATACTTATAGGGGTTACCTGCTTCTGTAATTGCTTTACCGATTTGCTTAATCTCCTCAATAGAGTGAGCTTCAACTTTCATCGCATCTACATACTTAGAGCCCTTTTCTAAATCTAGAATAAGACAGTTATCAAGCTGTGACAATAATGTTGTTTTGCCAGTCTTTGGCTTTGAAAAGATTACCAGGTTACGCGGACTTGATTGCTCAGCCGGAACCTTACTAGTAGGAAGTTTAATCTCCATGTTATTTAATTAAATCATTTAACCATTTCTTATTACTTACAGGCTTCTTTAAAAGAATAGCTGCAAGATCTCTAACAGTCATTTGGTCAAGTGGTACATCCTGATCAGGATCAATAATCTCAGAGAAGAATGTAATAAGATCTAATTGCTCAGAGGTTGCTACTTTCTTTTCTACAGGTGCAGACACCTTCATTAATTCTGATACAGGAATAAGATATCTTACTTGACCATTAGCCATAGGCTCGGTAGTATCATATTCTTCTTCCCAGTGTGGATTAAACTGCCACAACCATAATGTTCTTGAAGGATCTTCTACTTCAAGATCTCTACTTGCAAATTCAATGTAGATATCTTGCTTCTTTTTAAAATCTCCTAAGAAGAAACTCACATGAGCTTCTGTCTTTCCTTTAGGAACATATGCTAACTTAGGTTGAAATAAAGCATCAGGTTGTCCTATTGCATCTAGCAATGGCTCATGATGTTTTCTAAGCTCAGCCACTTTGTCCCTTGAATCCTCGGTTTTTGTTGATATACTCATCTTGTTGTTAATTTTCTTTCTTGTTTAGGTGGGGTTTCCATTTCTGAAATCCTCATCTTTTCAAATTCTGCTCTGAAAAAACTCATGCGGTTATCACCATTACGGCACTTAAGAAAGTGTAGTACTAGGATACGATCATCTTCAATAAGGTATTTGTCAGGACCATACATTTTAATCTTCTGTTTACCTGGCCTGTTAATACCAACAAGAGTATCCGCATGTTGCAATAGCGCATCTGAACCAAAAATATCAGACTCAAGTATGTAATTACCATACCTACCGTCCTCATTCCTTTCAGGATTATCTATGCCTCTGTTTAATTGTGTCAGGATAATAAAAGCTATTGGGAACTTACGTTTAAGTTCTGTTATAGCCTCTCCTAAATTATACAAAGTATCATACTTGTCCTTTTCAAATGGCGCTTTCTTTAATAAGAGAGAGTGATCAAGTGTCACTACAGTCTTGCAATAAGCTACAAAGTTTTTATCCTCATCTCTTATAGCATGAAAGTTCATATACTGTTGTACTATATCCTTTAACTCATTTACAGTAATAGGATTTTCTACAACATCTATTGGATACTTTACTCTCTCAACGGCATGTTGATAACATTTCTGGAGATCTTCAGTAGTGAGCTTGCCGTCAGCGCTACACAAATACTTATAAGATTTTCCAAGCACACTAGAGTATTCTCTAATGGCACTAGTCCGGGCTAGCATCTCAAACTGAAACTCTAGTACCCTAAATGATTCACCTTGATTAAGTTTAAAAGCTTCTCTTACAATTTGATCTTTAATAAGAGTTTTGCCACTGCCAGGTCTTCCACCTATAACAGTCATAGAATGCCATTCTAGACCGTCTGTTGTAGCATCATTAAACTTATCCCAAGGTGTCTTTAAACTTTTAATCCGACCTTCTTGTCTGCCCTTCATATAGTTGAGCGAGTCTAGGAAACCTTCTCGCTGACTATTCCAGGGAAGACTGTTTACATCTTCAGATTCATTAAGCATTAATTATTGGGATTTACATTATCTGGGTGTGTACCCATCGATTCTCTTCCATGCAAATATATAAAAAAACCTTGCCACAAGCAAGAGAAATTCTATAAAAAGATAGGATCCAAAACCAATTGGAGTAACCACATTATTTATAATTGTCCAGCACATTAGTGATACCACAGCGGATACCAAAAACTTAGCTAAAAACTTTTCAGAAATTAAACTCATACAACTCTATCAGTAAAATGAGATGTGTCTTCTTCATCTCCATTAATAATAATCTCACAGTAATTAGCAAGCTCTGAGTCCCAAGATCTATCTGTATTTTGTTTACGGATAAAGTATTGAGAATTCCTCATATACATGAAATTACTTTTCTCATAGGTCTCAACATAATACAATGTTGCTTGTAGTATTACATCCCAGCTATAGTCATAGTTATTAAAGAACCACTTAAAAGCATCTTCAATATTTTTCTTGTTCACTCTGGCAGGTTTACCCGTAGGCAACTTACCCTTAGGGAATATAGAAATAAATGTATCAATGCTTGATGCACCTTCCTCAAAACTAAATTCTTTTACAGCTGGAGTATGTCCAATCAAAGCAAGAGCTGAGTCATTAAGCTTAGCACCCTTTACAAAGTTAGAAGCTTGTAATGCTCTAAGTTCTAGGTGAGCATTAATATTCTTAGGCTTGTTACCCGTATGTATACACCATAAAAGATAGTACTGGTTAGGTGTAATCTTATTGGCTTCTAAAAACTCAAATAGCTCATTCATTTTGTTCTACATATTTAATTACAGCATTTATAATTTGCAACCTTATAGTCATGCACTTAGGATCATTAATGGACATTAAATCATTTATCTTCTTGACACTATGGTCAATAGTAGCATGATTCTTAACAACCTTTTTATTATATATCTCATTGAGAGCGATATACATATGATTGTAACTATGACCCATTCCAGCACCTATGTGATATGTTAGTTGCCTTATCAAAGGTATGCGATTAGTTCTAGAATTCAAATTAGTAGTAAAGGGTTCTTCCTTTGAAAAAGTCTTTTCTACAATAGCAACAAGCTCTGGAAAGCTTACAGTGCATGGTAAGATTAAACTATTTTCTTGGATGTTCTCCTCAAGTACCTCACTCATTTGAGCAAAGAACTTATTTACTGCAAAATTGATAGAAGCATTAAGATCTTTAACATGACCATCAACACGCTGCTTCAGCAGTTTCAGTTCTTTCTTCTTCATAGTCTTGCATTACTCTATAATCTCTTAGATCAATATAATAGTTACGACAGCTTGCTATATCATTAGCAATAACCTTAACAATTTCCTTAGCACGGTCCATCTTGATATCAAACTTAGATAGAGCATCATATAAACATTTGTTCTTTATGGTTATTCTACCTTTACCTTCAACCTCAAACCACATCTCTCCAAAGTTTACATCTATAAATGCAGACACTTTTACTTTACCAGGATATTTTGGTTCCTCCATCTTGTTCTAAATATTTGTTAATCTTATTCCACATGTCTTCACAGTCCCATTCTTCTTGATTTTCATAAGCAGCACTCGCAGGATGCGATACCATAATCTTATAATTGTTATCAGGAATTAGATCTGCATACTCTTGAGCTTTCTTACCTAAGAACACATAGATGAGTCCGGGCTTTTCCCAAACTAAACTATCTAATACTTGTACAAGAAAAGGACGCCATAATAAATAGTGACTACCTGGTTTATTTATCACCGTAGTAAATGCACTATTTAATAATAACATACCTTGATTAGCCCAAGGCTTGAGATCACAACTACCGATATAACCGGGAACTGCTGTCTTTTTAATAGACCCGTGCATATATGCAAGAGAGGCTTCTATCTTACCTTTCTTACTACAGCTAAATGCTAAGCCATCAGCAACATTAAGTTGCGGATAGGGATCTTGACCGATGACAACTACTCTTGTAGTATCAAAAGGACATTCCTCAAAAGCATTAAAGATATCTTTAATCTTAGGAGTGAATCTTTTATTATCTAAGGCATCTTTGAGAAGCTTATCTAATATAATATCCATATCTTCTCCCAGCATAAAAGTTCTTAGCTTGGCACCCCAACCACAAGGTTGAAGTTTGCTTACGAGTTTTTGTTTTACATCTTGTAGGTTTACACTTTCTAGCATATCTTAGCTTTCTAAATTTAAATTTATGGCAAATAAAACTATTGACATTGATGTACTTGATGAGCAACAATCAGTAACTGTAGAAATTCCTGCAGCAATGTATGCTCAAATTAACAAACTAATTATTGATTTGCTTCCAAAAGATATGGACAGCTACAAACTATTAATGGAGTCTGTTAACTCTAGTACATCAGATGATAACCTAGATTTCTTTAAATACAAAGTTCTCTTTGGACTTACACTTCTAATTGAAGAAGCCGCAAGAGAACAAGGTAAGATTAAAAAAACTACATTAGACGTAGAAACTGGTGAGATGGTTAATACAGAGAAAAACCCACAAGCTCCCCAATCTCAATCGACGCCTGAATAGCCATAGACACCTCTTCTTTGCTACAATCAGCAAAAGATTTGCAATCTGAATTATTACATAAACCAGCACGTAACTTAACCTGGAGTTTCATATCTTCAAATGAATCACCGGTATAACTAGCAAGTTCTCTAATATGCTTATGCACTTTACTCACTTGAGCATAGCTAGCATCATCATTCTGTACTTCATAAGTAATAATAATTGTATCACCCTCATCCATACCCTGGATAAATTGAGACAACTTAGCAGACCCTAAGGGATCGATTTCTAGGTTCTTATTTACTACTTTTGCGCGTATACTTACGGGTAGTTGGTTTGCCATTTACTTTAGGTTTATTAGTACTTCCTTTAGGTCTTCCTACTTTCTTCTTAACTACAACCTCTTCTTTCTTAACAGGAGGAATAGGTTTTAAATACTTCTCAAACTGTAGCTTGTGATTCTCAATAACACACTCAGCATAATCATCTGCTAAATCGCTGTACCTATTTTCTAGATAATCTAATTCATCTTGAAGATTCTTAGTCTTCTTATTTCTAATAGCTAAACCTATAGCCATACCGGTAGTTAAACCAGTAAATACAAATACACATGCATCAAATGTTTCCATTTCTTTTTTCTTTTAAATGATTTTCAATTAATTCCGCACACTCTTGCATTTCCAGATAATCCATATCTGTTATGAGCTCTGCAAACTTGCTCAATCTATTAGACATTTCTACCATGTCTATCTGGTCAGGTATATCCCAGAATGCTTTCAGTAATGGACCGTGTTCTTTAACTACGATATCATTAAAGTTATTCAAGACATTCTTAGTCTTATGCCTGTTAAACCACTTTATGTTAGCGGTTTCATCTGCTGCAAACACAGCCATCTGTAACCACACTACAAGATTAGCAATCTTGATTCTTTCTAAGTCCTTGTGTTCTAATGACATAAATGTAATTTAGCTAACTTATCCTCTACTGTAATGTACTCTATCTTAAGACCTGCCCACTCTGGTAGAAAAGATCCCATGTCTGTACCATTTATCTCCTCACCATGCCATTCTGCTTGTGCAGTAATGTAGGGTCCACCACTAGGGTCAATCATAGAGAACTTATAGTTAGGCATGCCAACTTCACCTGGCCAACCACCTACACGGTAGTGCTCAGTAAAGCCAGTCATCTCTATTACATTATCCTTTTTTTCAAAGGTGATAATATCACCATACCTGTTTCTATACTGTGTCTTCATGCTAAAAAATATAACGTATTGTATTCCACGGTAAAATTATACCATGCAATGCTTTAAACTGGTAAATATACTCTGACTTAAGTTTATGTTGGTAGCGAATATTTAATTCACCATTACCTGATATCTTATTTTCTTGAATCTCAGGTCTCCACAACATGTCCTCGCCAGATATATCATTAGCAAGATTGTAGTTATGCTTCTTCTCATTATGAGTAAGGAATATAACCTCACACTTTACTTTATCCTTATTTGTAACATGCTCATCTACAAGCATAAACAAATCTCGGTAATCATCTAGCCAAGTATCTGTTATTACAACAGGACTAAAGTTAATGTGAACTTCATAACCCATATCTATAAACCTATCTATAGCCTCAATCCTTTCTATAATAGAACTGGTCTCGGGCTCTAGCACATCCGAATACTTCTGTGGCATAAGACTAAATCTAATTCTAATACCATGAAAAACATTAGGTAAATCATAGTTTACATACTTAGTAGCAAAAGAGAATTTAAGATATGTTCTACCATATACAGTTTTAAAAATATGGTCTATGTCATAGTACTTAGCATGTAAAGCAAGATCTTCATTGCTACCTATATCATACGTTATATCATGATCATCAGTTTGGTTAGGCTTATTCTTATTATACCAAGGCGAGTAAACTATATCGGAGTAATGCTCAGTTATAGCATGTAATACATCATTTACATTATCTGCCACTTGTAATCCAGTAGGACGGTGGCGTTTCATATAACAGTAACTACAGTTATAAAGACAACCGTGACCAAAGCTTGGAGCAATAAAATCCGTGCTTCTACCTGACTCGGTAATCTTTAACTGCTTTCTAGTTACTTTCTTGATTAAACTACTCATTCTTTAATGGTTTTCAGCTTCCTATAAACAAGGTCAACACAGTCATCTATACCCTTATAAGGATTAAGATAAGGTACTGTCTTATTACTACGCAGGTGTTCCATCTCCTTGATTAGTTCTTCTAATACTTCTTTAGTACTCATACTTTTTGTTTAAAGGGTGGTAGATCTTTATTAGTCTCACAGCAGTCCTTGCATACATATACAATGATACCAGTCTTATACTTAAAGGTTATGTTCCTCATGTAGTTCTCAGGCTGTACCTTCTTAAGACAACATACACATTGGTGCTTAACCCTGGTGTAAACTATCTTATCTTTAAGGATGGGTAAGTTCTGTATCATCAGGATCAGTTGTTGTACCTACAGTTGTCGGGTCTACATATACAGTATCCTCCGGTATCTTAACAGCTTTAAACATTTGGTAGTCCTCTCTCTCAAGAGGCTTATCCTTTACAGATAGGTATACACCTATTGTAGCAGCACAATCTAGTAGTAAGATAAATGCTAATACCCACATTAGATACTTACCCATAACTAAACCATCTGCATACCTACTTACTTGTTTCTTAACATCTTCAGGTGTCTCAGCCATTAGTCTCTCTACAGTTTTAGTTTTCATCTTGACCTCCGTAAGTTTCGTTATAGTAGTCCTCAAATGACTTTTGCTCCACCTTAAATTCATCACCCATATCTTCTACTCTACTACTAAACCAAGTTTCTTCGTGTTGCTCCTTCTCCATTTGCCTGGCTTGGTTTTCAATTTCTATTTTTCTTTTGTCGAACTCTAATATGCTTATTCCTTCAACATCATACTCATATTCAAGTTTATCGAGTTGTTCAATGAACCATTCAACCGCAGTTTGTTTCTTTTCCATAGTTATTTAGTTTTTAAAGTTTTTCTATTTCTTGTTTTACTTCTTTCCAATACTTTTTTAACACTCCTGTTGTTGTGCCTTCTAAAAGTCCTGTGTTAATTATCTCATCTACTGCTATCAAGGCACATTGCTTAGCTCCTTCAGAATCACATACATCTGTCCAATGATGTACCGTCATTCTTTTTAATAATTCCTTTGCTTTTTCTTTTGGTGTCATAATTATTTAGTTTTTAGTTTCTTTCCATTTAGGCATTTCATACCACACTTTTTGTGGTACAGCAATTTCAACATTATCCGTATAAATTTTTACTTTGCCCAAGTATTTAGGGCTGTCTATGTGACTAACAATATCTACACAATGCTTAGACTCATCAATTGGATTAATAGCACCACCGTATAAATTTCCATACTTATCCTTGAAGACGCTCATATACATTGGTTCAACATTAACTTTTGGCTTGCCAAAGAGTCGTCCCTTCATTTGTGCAAAGATTTGACTAACCGCAGTTTGCTTATTCATAATGTTGAGATTTTAACGAATACAATTAGAAATGTTATTACTATTGCTACAATAGATAATTCTAGCCCAAGAGATGGTTCTTCTTGAGTTTTTGAGTAATCATCATACTTATTCTTTTCCATAGCTATTTAGTTTTTAATTTGACCTAAATGTAACTACTAGTCCCGAGGAGAACCCGAAGGTCCTGTCTTTTTCTAGGACCTTAAAAGATGGTCCAGATCAATACAGCCGTTACCGAGACAACCCCGAGACCTACTCCTAGTATCATATCCAGGGTGTCTGCCTGCTCTGCTTTACTCATGCGGGAGAACTCCCTTCTCAATCTCTTGATTCTTCTGATCATATGCTATAGTATTATGAGACAAATATAAGGTGTGTGGCCGGGGGAATCCCGATGGTTAGGCCGGAAAGCCCCATCTCCTCTTGGGTCTCTTGGACAGGATCTCCTCCTTTGCTCTAGCCTCTGCCTTTGCCTTTGGTAGCTTGTGCACAAAGCGGAAGAAGTCGAGGTGTGCGCTGTAGAGGGCTTGCTCCTGTGCGGTGAGGGTGATTGCTAGTTCCATTTGCTCTATTGATTGGTTGTAGAGCAAATATAGAGTGTGGAGCCGGGAGAACCCCGAAGGTTATTCACTAGCGAGACTTAACAATTACTATCAGATTTTGTAAAATTTCTATCAGCTTTTGTAAGCAAGCTAATTCAGCCTCTTCGTAGGTGGGATGAGAACCCATCATTAAACCGTTCTTCAACAGGTTGTAACCTAGCTCAAGGTTCTTGTCATCAATGGGTTTAATCACTATGCACATACCAAACTTCTCCCTAAACCATCTAAATGCTTGTGAGTAGGTTGGAGATGATATAGTATCACCATTTACTAAATTATCATTCCAATTTCTTGACTCCGAATTAATTCTAAATTGTTTAGAGTCATTAAATACTGCTAAACAGGGTTCATCAAATCCAAGTTGCTTTAACTCTAAAGCCAACTCGTAAGATATAAATTCTTTTTCCATGCTCTTAGCTGTTATGATGCAAATATAGAGTGAACCCCCGAGACAACCCCGAGGGTTCTACCAGAAGGTATTCTACCACTTGGGAGGATTGGCCTCGATGAACTCCAGGGGGTACAGATGGGAGTTATCGTTGTACTTAATCACGTCTTCCCACCAGCGGATTCCCAGCGAGAGTCTTGGTACTGCGAACTTCATGACGTCCTCATCGTGGATGTAGAAGAACACGTCGTGACGACCTCCTGTGTCAGGCTCAGGGTTGCCCTTGGCATCTAGGTCTGGATTGGTGAGCAGGGTGGTCTTGTACTCCACTCTCACTCCCATGTCCTCTTGGAAGAAGTTGATGAAGTCCTGAATCTGGTTCTCTTCTAGTAGAGTTGCTGGCCAAACGCAAAGTTGATTGAATGGGTTCATAGTGTCTTAATTGGTTATGTGGCAAATATAGAACCTGGTGCCGCGGAACTCCCGTTACTTCTCCGGCTCGTAGTACCCCATGAGCTCCCTGTTCCTCCAGTCTATGTCCAGATGCAGTCGGTGTAGCTCTGCCACTTGCATGAGGTTGGTCTCTCTGGTACCGGCTTCACCTAGCAGCTTCTGTAGGTCAGTGAAGTGTCCATTGCGGATCCAGTTGACGTCCGAGAGGTTCTGTGCTTCATACAGTAGGTGTCTGGTCTCCTTCAGCAGTCTCCAGAACTTGTTGTCCTGCCTCATGTTGTAGAGGATGGCCAGGAGTGGGAGAGACAGCATGAGCCCAGATGCCAGGGAGTAGAAAACTCTAAGCGTCAGGTGCAGGTCCTTTGGGGTGAGCAGGAGGAAGGGTACTCCCAACAGGAGGGAGAGTGTCAAGGCAACCACCTTCAGGGAGGTGAGGTAGACAAAGCGAGTGATGAGCTTGTTGATCATGGTGCAAACATAAGCCAGTTCCTCGTAGTGAACCCGATGGTTCCTAGAGCTTCTGCTTCCGGGGTTCAGCTCGGTCCAACATTCATTGGGTTCAGAACTGAATGAGGTCAATGGCCTTGTCACCTATGGGATCTCCATTGAACAGGATGGGGTAGTTGGGATCCATGCCTGAGATCATGATGTCACTGATGAGTGCATCAATGGTGGCAAAGGACTTGGTGTAGTAGGTGCAGTCTAGTGTGTACATAGTGTGGTGGTTATGCTGCTAATATAAGGGGAGAACCCGTTAGGTCCCTGCTGGTTGGATTATGGATCCGGATCCTCCCCTTCGTATACGCACGTAGGCGCCCGCCCTGGGTGGTAAGGGGCTATCCCTCCTGTAACCCGGATTGTGATTTATTCTACTTTCCCGTCATTGCCATCCATTGCATCGTGGACAGCATTTAAATTGTCTAAAGAAGTAGTTAACTGAGAATACATCCAGGACTCTAATTCTTCGCCCTTCTCCATTCTCTCTTTAATCATGTTTGCATAATCAGCTATTCTCTCAAGTTGACCCAATGCCATTTCTTTCAATTCAGCTAATGTATCTCTACCTTTATCTTCGTTCAGAAGGTCTTCGTATTTAGATATGTGTCTCATTCCATTGTTTTTCCTTTATGTATCGCTAATGTACAAAAAAGCCCCGAGAGTGTCTCGAGGCTTTGTTTGATATTTTTAAAAAGCATTACATGCTCTCGATAAACTCAGGAACAGAAACTTTAACTGCATTCCATCCATTCTGATCTGGACTTGTGACGATGATGCCATCTTCTGGAAGCTCTATGACAACTTTTTCATAATCTGGTTCATCCCAATAGTTATCCTCACAATCGGAGGAGATAAAGCTTAAACCGTCTGTGTTCAAATTTGCCGTTTCTGGCCTCATCGAAGCTTCTGTAATGTCTATGTAGGCATAAATGTTTCTACCCAGAGGAACACACTCACCTCCAAAATTGGATACTAGTTCATCTGCCTCATCCTTAGTAACAACGCCCGCACAATATCCGTCAGTTGCATTCGAAAATCCCATCCAGATAAATTTGTCTTCATCCATAAAGGATTCAAATAGTTTTACGTGTTTCATTTTATTGTTTTTTTTTATATATCGCTAATATACAAAAAATCCCCGAGAGTGTCTCGAGAATTCTTTAAAAAAGAATTCAGGCAGGACTATAGTTCCTCGGAGTAAGAACTTAATATAGATCCTCCGATTGGTGCTGCTGAGTCTGGGATAGCCTCAGCATAAGACTCCGTATAGATCTCGTCACCATGTGATGCGAAGAGTGAGTAACCTCTGAAGTCTTTTTTAACCTTTCCCATCTCTAGCGTCTGTAGAGCTTCCTCTAGCTCCTTCTCGTCCTCGAAGTAGTCCATTACTGGTGAGTTCTCAAACCCATCTAGGTCGTCTACTGTCACGCTATCGTCTCCATTCAGCAGCCAATCACAGGCAACTTGAAGAGCAAACATAGCAGCCTCTCTAGGTGTGTTACCCACGCCATTTGCAACGCATCCATATTCAACGTCTGGGTTTTCACCCTTTAGTGAGATCTCCACTAGGGTCTTCTCGTTAGGTTCCATTCCTGTCCCGAAGTATTCAAATACTTTAATGTGTTTCATTTTATCGTTTTCTCTATATATCGTAAAGCACCTCAGCGAAACAGCTGGTTTTATAAGTCCGCGTGGGGTGGCAGTTCCAGAGGTCTCTTGGGTGGCAGGGCCAGCATTTCCTTGTGCTCTGGCAAAGCCTTTAATCTCTTCTTCTTAACTGGAGCTTCGTATTCGAATTCCACCTCCTCCTCGTGCTCCTTGAAGAAGCCGAATAAGCCGCCTAGTATGATGATAAGGATTGCTAGTTTCATTGCTGTAGTGTTATATCAGTTACCTTTTCGTTTGCCACGTCTATCTGATAGACCAAACCCTTTACCTCCACCTCCTTGCCGTCGAGGTCGTCTATGAGGTGCCTGTTGCCGTCCGAGTCTATGAATGTCACATCGTCCGTCCAGTCTAGTGGGTAGATGAGCTGTTCCAGAATGTCTTTCTCCTTGTCCATGAATGTGGTGCGACCCCAGTTGTCCTCCACCATCTCGCATCCTGTTATGATTATCCTTTTTTCCATATCGCTAATATAAGACCGGATCTCGGAATAACCCCGAAGGGTTTATGTGTAGTCAGGACAGGATTCGAACCTGTAACGTCTCAAGCAAATTATGAGCTCTTGAGGACAACGTCCCTAGCGTCTACCATTCCGCCACCTGACTGTGTTCCTCGTCTTTCCGAGGTGTCAGCCTTTTCCCTTGTTGGTTGGCGGCCAACTTCCTACCCAATTGTAGGTGCGTAGTCAGGACAGGATTCGAACCTGTTACTCAATTAGTCTCTAGTACCTTACCGTGTGTTTGTCTACCCTTACACCACCTGACTATGTTTTTAATCTCTCAAAGAACTTCAACAAAGATATGGTAAGTTTTTCATTCCACCAAATCTTTTTTTATTTTTTTGTGGATACACTGGGACTCGAACCCAAACCATCTGACGGGGCCATCAGACATACGGTAACCCCACTTCTTGTTTAACAAGTTTTGTTTCCACCTTCCATAAGTGTACCCATATTAGTAGTCAGGACAGGATTCGAACCTGCAATCTTCCGCGTTGTTCATGGATGCGTGCCAATTTCGCCACCTGACTATATTTACAACGTTTTTTGGTAATCCTCAATTAAGTCATTTGAATGCCAAGTGCTAACTAGCAAGTCGTCACCATCTTCGATAAGGGAGTACTTATTCTTATTGTCTTTTGCAAACTGAATAAAGTCAGGTCCAACAAATCGTTTTTTATCTTTTCTAAGATCAGATAATTCTGAATATCTTTTAGCGATCTCTTTTATAGGATGGTTCATGTTCTTATTATTTACTTAGCTAATATAGATCTTCTCCCCGGGATAACCCAGAAGGTCTTAAATTTTACTCAGCTTCTTTCTTAGGGTTTTCAATTTAGCATTTAATCTGTTACGCTCCAGCTTTCTTAGATAAGGACCGTGGTTGTATGGGGTGTATCCCTTTGGACCAGCCCAGGCACTAGTCCAGACTGTTCTGTCTGTCTTTAGAAACTCTATGCGTTCCTCGATAGTCCTGATCTGTTCTTCTAGTTCCTCTCTCATAGTGCGTTTTGGTTATGATGCTAATATAAGCAGGATTCCCGTAAATTCCCAGAGGGAAAGAACCCGGGCCCAACTAGCCGGATATCCGGAAGGGCCCTTTTGAAGGTTCACCCTAGGGTTTAGATTACCATGTCCCTGACCTTTCTGAGTGTCTTTAACTCCTTGGTCGTCTCCTCTAAGTCTGCTCCAAGACCACTGATTATACCTCGTAGGATCTCTAGATCCCGACTTCTTTTGCTTGTCTGGTTGTAGGCATCAACAAGAGATAGAGTTAGATCCTTGAGCTCCTTTAGACCCGCTACCACTTTCCTAGAAGCGATCTCTCCTAGAGCTCCGCTGTAGCGTATCTTTATCCCTTGCTGGTACTCATAGAAGTCGTTTCTTTTCTTATTCGTCTTCTCCGTAGCAAGTCCGAGCCAGCTCGAGACATATGAGATGTGATTGGTTGTTGTTCTAGTGAACTTCCCAGCGGGTGTGATTACTCCCTTCTTGAAGTCGATCTCGGCAACAACTGTGTCGTAGCTGATGATCCTGTTCTTGCTCAGATCGATAAGTAGGTTTGGCCTTGGGTTGAGTAGTATGTCCATACAGCTAATATAAGGTATGTCCCGGAAGAGAACCCGAGGGTTACCCTTCTTTGTTCCATTCCTTGCGGGCTCTCCCGATGAAGGTGCCAAAGCCGCCGCATCCAAGGGAGAAGCCAAAGGCATACCAAGTCCCATTGTTGTTGGGAGCGTAGACTGCCACGTCGTCCCAGATGAGCATGCCGACAAAGTCAAACCCGACAATCAGCCCGTGCCAGAGACCTCCCCAGAATCCATACTGATGACCCACTGGAGGCTGACACTGCATGACTTCGTTGTCCGCACAACCGGTTAACATAAACAAGCCCACTAGGGCAACTATTAAAAAGAATGAGTGTTTTTTCATGGTGCTAAAATAAAAAAGGATCCCGTAGGATCCTTGAAGATTGTTTTAATAATTAGGAGGAGTGAAGAAGAGAATGCGTACTCCGCCCTCTCTGAACTCAGGCTCTGGGATGATGACCCCGTCTAGCTTAGCCTTGTCCTCCTTAGGGATGTTGTACCACTTAGCAACATAGTCTACACCCTGAGCGAATCCGATGGGTTCGTCTCTGGACATGCTACCTCTAGTGTAGCCAAGATCCTTCAGGTATTCCTCTGCCTTGCCGATGGCGTCAAAAGTTCCACTTGCTGGGAAGCTCACCTCGTGGAGAACCGGTCTGCCTAGATATTTGTCATGCTTTCTTTCAAACTTGGAATCCGACTCGTTTACGAAGCTTTCGAATGTGGTGATGTTTTTCATGCTTATGCGTTTTTTCTGTGTGTTATTTATCCTCGATTAGGAGTTCTCCAAGAACCTCTATCTTACCAACTAGCTCTTGAAAAGCCACCTGAGAGATGTCCATAGAGTTTCTAGTTGCTTCGTAAAGGTCTGTTAACAGGTCATCGTATTCTTTCCTACCCTTGTTCATATCCAATTTTCCATCCACCCTTTTTTGGTAGTATGGAAGCTTAACGTGGAAATGGTGATATGTTAGTAAAGCATCTCCTCCCTTCTCTTTCGCTGCCTTGGATATCTTTGCTGCTCCTGCTAATCTATTTTCTGCAAACTCCTGGTGTGTCTCTTTCTTCCCTCTTGCTTCGGAAACCTCTTTCACACAGTTAGGAACGGTCCTACCTTTTTTATTCTTAGTTCCAATCTGCTTGTAACCATCCCAGCAGGGATCTTTTTTCTCGAGTATAAATTTGTCGTAGTCTAGTATCATACTCTATATATCGCTAATGTAGAGCATAACCCCGCAGCAAAAAAACAGGTCTTAGGAAACCCCCGAATCCTAAGACCTTCTTAACCCCACATATAAACCAAACCAAGCCTAATCCTTGTTGACCCTCTTTTGTAGGTCCTCCCAGTAACCCTCCTCGCTGCGGTACCTGTGTACTGGCGTGAGTTCATCTGGAAATGCTTTTAACAGTCGAGCTGTGTTTACACCATCTGCGTTCATGAACGCATCGACTAGTTTTGTGAAGAAGCCTCCTGCTGTGCCTCTGGTGTAGAAGAGAAGCTCCCGCTCCCATCTAGTAACTTCTTTTTCTTTTTCCGTCATGCTTAGAATGGATTGTTCGTCCCGAAGGAAACCGCGTTATAGATTGTGATTGCTGCCAATGCAGCTGAGAATAAAACTGCGAAGGTAAACTCCTTGTTTTCTTTGATCTTTTTCATTTTCTTATTTGTGATTGGTTATGATGCAAATATAGGATCAGGCTCCGAGGTATTCCAGAAAGAATCTCGCTCTTTCTTTTCCTTTTTCTTTAGCGAGCTGAGCTATCCAATTCATGGCGCTCATCAACTCACAGACTTGACCCATGCTTAAACCACTTCTGAAGGTGTCTATCCCCTGCTGTCCTCTCTCGTTCTCCATCTTGTAATCTAAAGCGTGGTAGCCGTTGCGGGAGTTCCACATGAACTCGATCCCAAGGTGCTTCACATTGCTGTTAAGTATGCCCTGTACGCGGTCTAAGTCTTTTGCTGTTGTTCTTGCCATGTTGATTGGTTGTGATGCAAATATATGGCGAGGTCCCGAGAAGACCCCGAAGGGTCTAGATCCTGGCCTCTGCTAGTTCTATGAGACTTGTAAGACAAGCAACTTCTGCTTCCTCGTGTGTATCAAATCTTCGTAAATCATTTATTGCATATCCGTTTTCGTAATGGAAAATTGATATAAATAAATCATACTTCTCTCTAAACCATCTGAATGCTTGTTGGTAGGTTGGTGCTGCTGACCATTCAGGTAGCAGGTCAGAATTGCTAGGATACGCGGTACCTGCCTTTGAGTAAGAAGCAGGCACCCGTGTACCATCTTCCAAGTAGTAACCAAAACAAGGCTCGTTGAAACCAAGTGCTTTGAGTTTAACAGCCAACCCGTAGGGTACAAATTCTTTAGTCATGAGCTTATTGTT